ATCCTAATTCTAAAGGGGGAGAAGGGGTATCCCGAAGGGGAGATATTTAATATATCTCTCCCCCTCTTTAGAGGTGCACCTATGCACCTATGCACCTACCCTTATAAATCAATGACTTAGGTACCCGTAGGTGCAAGGTGCACGCAGGTGCACGCTGCACCTATGCACCTACTTGCACCTACTATATAAATCAACAACTTACGGACTTACCCACAGGGGTAGGTGCAATTTGAAAAAAGGCCATTGCACCTACGCTTTTTGCCAAAAGTCGGGCCATACCCGACCTAGAATTTACTTTAACTTTCGCTCCTAAGTTCACTTTCAACCCCTCCACATTTGACGCAGTAGTACTGCGCATCCCAAACAATTTCTGGGATGTCTTCGCATGTGCATCCAATGACATGTTTGAGGTTTGCCAGAGCCGCTGATGTGGGTTCTAGGGGCACATCTTCCCACTCGTACTCCACTCTTAACTCCACGGCTGCACGCCCATTGACTGCTCTATGATGGGCCTACAATAGCTGTTGCTGTTGAGGTATCCCAACGTCAGGGCCTGGCGTATGCCGTCATCTGTGAGTTCAATATCTATCTGCGTGACCATACCTGCGAAGCTTTCATCCCAGTTTGTTTCCGCTTGAGACACCACTTCATCTGTCAGCGTGTCATCCTTCTCCAGATCCGCATCGATCTTATCTGACAACCATACCTTCAGCTGCGCGAGATCTTCTTCTGAGTCCGCGTACACGATCCCGTACTTGCCTCCCGTATTCACCTGATATATCTGCATATCTAATCCTCTTCTCTACTCTTCGCTAATTCTTTTGCCAGCTTCCTGATCTCTGCGTTGTTCTTGCTGATTGCTTTNGCCAGTGCCTGCAGTGATTCTGACATGTCTTTGTTCGCTTGCTCCAGCCCAGCGAACTTACTCATTAANNTTGGGACGGAGCCGACTGCTTCTTCTACCGTGTCATCGTCCACGTTCATCTCAATCGTTACCTTTGCCATCGACTCTCTCTTTGTTTATCATATTCTTTGTCAAGAATATCCTTTTGCTTTGGAGTTCAAGACAAGTCCCGCCCCGGCCAGTTCGGCTATCTCCCTTCTGGTTCGGGGTTTTAAATCCCCACAAACTTGTACCACTTAGTACCGTCATTCACATCGATCATCATGTATCGCTGCTTCACGTTATAGACTGTTTGCACGGGCAGTTCTGTTTCTTTGGCAATGAGCCTCCCTGGCATGCCCATCTCCTGCAAATGCAGTATGCGCATGATAGCTGAGTCTTTGATCTGCTCCTTCTTCTCAGGCATAGCCTTCGGCTTCGGCGGCTTGGGTTTCTTTTCCCACGCCTGCTGTGCTCTGATTGCGGCGAGTAAGGTGCTCATGCGCTTCGATCCTCTCTCGTTTTCAACTCAGCCTGCACAAGCCTAAGAATCCTATCAGCCAGTTCTGTCACACTACTTTGCGAACCATAACCTTCAAGAAGATTAGCCCCGATAACTGTTCTTTCTACAGATCTTTCTATGCCACCTTCGCTTCTGTCGTATATTCCTGCAGAAAGCATTTCAGATGCCTCTTCTGTTCTCCTTTTGATATCAACTAAATACCTTTCTATGTTTTCCAACGCTGCTGTATTCATCATTCAACCTCCCAAGGTCGTGTCATTTCATTTGATTCTAGGTAGTGCCACACCGCCTGTCCGGGCACGGCATGTGTCTTAACTATGTGACCTTTGTACTTCTGCACATAGCTCACTGCTTTCATCGCAGACTTCTCGCCACTCGCCATCTTGGCATTGCTCAGCGCCTCGCGCGCCAGTATCTCTAACTCTTTTCTCTTGTAGAACTTTGTGCTGCTCATGGAGTTCACCACCACATCTGCGATCAACACTTCATCTTCTTCGCTCAGTTGAGGCCTAGTGTTGCGCGGCGTGAACTCATTGACCTGCCAGAGGCCCTGCTCAAAGTCGAAGTTAGCCAAATGTTCTTTGGGTTCCTGTGCGTTACGCGCTTCATAGAAAATCGACACATCAGGTTTCTGTCCGCTGAGTTTAACACCAGAGTCGAACCATCCTGCGAACACGGATCCACCTCGAGCAGACATGAATGACTTATCGTCTGCCCGTTCTTTACCTGTATGGTGTGCGAGGATCACGGCAACGTCATTCAGTTCCATGAGCATATCGACTCTGTCCATGAGCTTGCGTATCTCTGTGTTGGAGTTCTCTTCACCATCAAAGAAGTTGATGATGGGGTCTATCATGACGATGTCTGGGTTGTGGAATGCGATCTCATCAGAGAACGCTTGGATGTCTTGGTCTTTCATCAGGTTCTTGCGCAGCCGCCCACTGATGATCAGGTTGTTGTGCCCCATGCGGATGAGGTCATCGTCCCCTGCGAACCGCTTGTAATAGGTTTCGATACGGCGCTTCAAGAACTCTGCGATGATCTCTGCCTGGAACCACATCACCTTGAGTGGGCGACTGAACGGCACATCCATGAAGTCGGTGCCTGTTGTTGCACCTGCTGCGAATGCACCAAGCCAGTTTGATTTACCAATCTTTGGCTTACCGAGGAGCAGCACTCGGCTCTTCTGAAATATGAATGCATCACCCCAGTACTGGTCGATGCCATCGTCGTTCATGTCATGCCATTCGGCTGCACTGAACGGCTGCAGACCTAGTGGCCCTTGTTCTTGTTTCTCTTCGCCTTCTCTTTTCAGTTCATCCAGCGGATCTTCTTGTGACTGAATCTCCTTGAGATCCTCGTTGATGTCAGTCTGCCACTTGGATGTTTGCCACTGCATGACACCTGCATCGACATCATCTGGGTGCCGTTTGATGTGGCCGTTAACAATGCTGATGGTGGTGCGCGTGACTTCGATCAAATCCATGGGCGGGAAACATGATTGGTTCCAATCCTGCGCTTTGATCATGACCTCGCGCATACCCCAGCCTTCTTTCACCCACTTGCCGACTAAGCGTGCCAGGGTATCGTTGCGGCTCCCCTCTTGTTTGGGGTCTTCGGTCAGCTTCTCGCGAATGCTTTCGACCTTCCCGCCGTTGTTGTACATGTGCACTTTCTGCAGGTCTTCCTGCATGAGCACAGGCAGGTCTTCCATGCTGGACATGGGGTAGTTGCTATCGAAGTCGATGTTGTAGCCATGGCTGGGTGCGACCATGATGTATCCACCATCGCCGCGTATGTCTATCTTGTTGAGGCCCACGCTGTTGCGGATGAGTTCGCTGCTCAGCGAATAGAAGTAATGCACACCACCACGAGGTGACGTTTGTTTGAGCGGTGTACGGCTGATGTTGCCCTGCTCTACCCACTCGACGGCTTCTTCTTTATCCACATCGACCACGGCAAACGTGATGCCAGTGATCGCNGCCCAGTTAGCTGATGGGTACTGGGTGTGCCACTGCTGTATCTCTTCTCTTGATGGCTGAATCTTTTGGTAGTGCTGCCACTTGACTCGTGGTGTCTTGGCCCACTTTGCTTTGAGTGTGTCTTCGGTATCGAAGGGGTGCCGGGTTCTGAAGTATTGCGGCACTGCCTCTGTTGGTGAACCGCATGGGATGATGTGCATCCCGTTTTCCCACATGTCGTGCAGGAGTTCTAGCTTAGCTTCGGGTGCGAGTTCAGACCCGTTGACCCCTGCTGGTAGGAAGGATGGCATCATCAATTAATCCGTTTCACTATCCTGTTTTGGTTTTCGTCTGTTCCTGATCTGACCTTCATGCCCAGAGACTTTGCTGCCACTCGTATTGAGTGATAGACGTAGCCCTTTGGATCCTCTTCTTGGGTCAACACAAAGCTGTCACCAATCTCCATGTCCTTCAAAAGCGTTTGCCATTTGCCCGCCCCCTTCGTGGGATGAGGCGGCAGCTCGAGGTTCTTTTCAATTGTCTTCATGACCTTTTCACATTCCAGAAAGTCGCATTCTCTACGACATCTTTAGATGATGCAAATAAAAGATGAAAAAAAATGTTGCAACCTTTTGTGATACACATTAGAGTGCACAACAGTAGAGAAGAGAAGTGAGATTGAAATGAGCGAACGGATGAAGTGTCTGGCGTTGCAACTGCATGGCGCAAAAGAAAAGAAGAAGGAGCTCGAGCAGTACATTAAAAAGTGCGAACGAGATCTTTTAGATCACAAGGAAGTCCGAGGACTTCTCCTTCCCCTGAACAACGAAGGCGGCGAAAGAACACAGAACGGCATTAACTGTTGAGATCAAGCGTGATCACGTTTGGGATCAGTTTTTGTTGGATGAGCTTCTGGAGTCAATGCCACGAGAATCGTGGCCCTCGTTTGTAGCCCAAGTTACGAATTACAAGGTAGACAT